TGCATCTCCTATTACATCAGGAAATTTTAGAGATAGTGATGGAGTATCAAAGGCAGTTACTTCAAATACATCGGGGCCTGTAGGTTCTTTCAATCAGTCTGGTAGTGGTGCAACAGGTGATAATAATGGAAACTGTGGTGGAGACAATTGTAGAATAGGTGGTTCAGATGGCGCAGATTCTTTTGCAGGAAATGTTTCTGGCGGATCTGGAGGATCTTCTTCTGGTTCAGGTACAGCAGGTTCTGTAGGTACAAGAGGATCAGGTGGTGGAGGTGGAGCTGCTCAAGTATCGGCTAGTCCTGCATCTACGTTTGGTGCTAACGGTGGTGCTGGGGAAGTTAAGTATAGATTTTTAAGAGTACAATAATTGTTTCTAAAACCACAAAAAATTATATTTAATTCAATACTTCAAAGGTATAAGTTAAAAGATATTAAACCTAATCAATCTAATAACAATCAAGAACTCATAAATCAACTCGAGATTGATATAAAACTAAATGGTTTGTTATGTCCATTAGTCGTTAATAATGATGTATTAATAGATGGTCATCATAGATATGAAGCTATTAAAGATTTTTGTACAGAAACACTCGTATATGTGGTAAAAGATAATGATATGGAAAAATTATTATCTAAACTAAATAGCTATATTTGGTTTGATTACCAAGGTAACCTTAATGGCTAATATATCAAAATGGTTTGGTTACCCTATTTACATAACTAAGTTAGAAAACTTTGAAGAAATAAATAAAAAAATTGTACCTATAATACTAAGAGATATTACTCCAACCAATTCTCAATACTCAACAACGACAGATGTAAAGCCAAAAGAATTACAATCTATTGATGATAATTTACACAAAGATAAACGATTTAAAGAATTATACACTGAACTATCTAAGGTAATACATGGTTGTTTGTCTGCACAAAAATATAATTTAGATTTATTTGAAATATATATAACAAAGTCTTGGGCTACCTTATCATCTAAAGAACAATTTATATCTTATCATAGACATATGAGTAGTCATTTTAGTTTTGTATATTATCCACAAGCTCACGAACAAGGTAACTTGTTTTTACTAGATGATGATGCACATAAGGTAGGATTAAATATTCCAAAGAGAGATCCATACTTTACAGAGTGGGATAATACTAATTATGGTAAAGCTGAGTATCCTGCCGAGACAGGTAATGTAATTATATTTCCATCTATGATGTTTCATGAAACTGGAAAGAATACTAAAGATATACCAAGGTTATCTATATCGGGAGATATAATGTTGACTATGAAAGAAGGTATAAAATCTGAACATAATATACCTTCCCCTGCGACTTGGATGAAGCTCTAAAATGATGTAAAATAACATTATGCCATTAGCTAATGTAAAAATAGTACCAGGAATAAATAAAGCAGATACCCCATCAGGAGCAGAAGGACAATGGATTGATGGAGATTTTGTAAGATTTAGATATGGCCAACCAGAAAAAATAGGTGGTTATACAGCTATTGGTCAAGAAACAATTGCAGGACCAACACGTGCTCAACACACTTGGACAGACTTGGAAGGTAGAAGATACGCTGCACTTGGTACTTCAAAAGCTCTATATATTTATTATGAAGATAAATTTTATGATGTAACACCTTTAGCAACTGCTATTACAGGAGCAACATTTACATCAACAAACGGATCATCAACTGTAACAGTAAATAAAACAAGTCATGCTTTGGATGTTGGTGAATATGTTACTTTTACTTCAGTAACTGTTCCTGGAGCAACAACAACATTGAACGGTGCCATAACAGATAGTGATACAACTATTACACTTACAGATGCCTCTTCTTTTTCATCATCAGGTTCTGTTAGAATTGGTGATGAAATAATTACTTATTCTGGAAAGTCCGTAAATGATTTAACAGGATGTACAAGAGGAACTAATGGTACAACTGCGGTTGCTCATGCTGATACGACAGCAGTAAGAGAATCTACAGTTACTAGATATAACACAACAGATTTTACAAGTTTAACTTTTGAAATACTAACAGTAGCTGCAAATTCATTTACAATTTCAATGGCAATTTCAGAGACTGGAACTGGTATGTCTAGTGCTGGAGGTGCATCTATAAATCCTTACGAAGAAATAGGACCGACAATACAAACATATGGTTATGGTTGGGGTACAGGAACCTGGAGTAGATTAACTTGGGGTTCTGGAACAACTACTTCTTCTTTGATTCTTGATCCTGGATCATGGTCACTTGATAACTTTGGAGAACAATTAATAGCAACTATTAAAGATGGTAAAACATTTGTGTGGAATCCTGGTGTATCAAATCCATTAGAACAAAGAGCAACTATTATGGCAGGTGCTCCAACAGCAACAAGATTAACAATTACTTCAGATAGAGATAGACACGTTGTTCACTTTGGAACTGAAACTACTATAGGAGATACTACAACTCAAGATCCTATGTTTATTAGATTTAGTGATCAAGAAAATTATAGTGTTTATCAACCAACTTCAGTAAATACTGCTGGAACATTCAGACTGGACACTGGAAACAAAATCGTAGCAGCGGTATCTGGTAAAGATTATAATTTAATTCTAACTGACCAAGCAGCATATACAATGCAGTTTGTAGGTCCACCATTTACTTTTTCTATAAGACAAGTTGGATCAAACTGTGGATGTATTGGACAACACGCTACTGTATACGCAGATGGTAAAGTATTTTGGATGGGTTCAGGTGGAGGTTTCTTTGTATTTGATGGTACAGTTAAATTACTTCCGTCACTTGTAGAAGATTTTGTATTCACGACCACTGGATCAAATGTAGGAATAAATTATTCTTCAAATGAAATTATATACGGATCACATAATTCTTTATTTAATGAAATTGTATGGTTTTACCCATCAGGTACTCCTTTAGGTAATCCAGCAGTTCAAAATAATAGAGCTGTAGTTTATAACTATGTGGAAAATAGTTGGTCTACCATGTCACTTGCTAGAAGTTCTTATGCAGATGCAAGCACTTATGATGTACCTTATGCAACAGAGTATAGTTCAACAGGCACACCTACGATTGCAAATATTAGTGGTGCTACCGATACTTTTGGAGCATCTACTTACTATGCTCATGAGGTAGGTAATAATGAAGTAGCGTTAAATGGTGCAGAAACTGCAATACCTGCATATATACAATCAGGAGATTTTGACTTACCTACAGAAGGAGACGGAGAATATATGCTAAGAGTAAGTAGATTTTTACCAGATTTTAAAAACCTACAAGGTAATGCAGTTGTTACAATATTTTTAAAAGAATTTCCTGTTGATACGGGATCTTCATCTCAATTAGGGCCGTTTACTATTACTTCTAGCACACAAAAGATAGACACAAGAGCTAGAGGAAGACTTGCAAATATTAAAATACAAAATAATGCTGTTGACGAAACGTGGAGATTTGGTACATTTAGAGCAGACGTAAATCCAGACGGAAGAAGATAATGGCTAAAATTAATGTATATGTTCCTGAACCACCACAAGAATATAGTGTAGAAGGATTTAGACAAATAAACCAAGGTCTTGCAACTATTGAAAATCAATTAAATACTTCATACCAACAAGACTTGAAAAACGAACAAGATTCGTTTAATTACTTTATGCAATGACAATAAGATATAAAAGCGAAACATTTGATTTAACAACAACTGACGTTACTCCTATTTTAACGTGTCCTAGTGATGCAACTATTATTGTCAAAAGCATACAAGCTGTACATGATACTTCAAGTAATGTTGATACTCATGCTTTAGTAACAAAATCAGGTGGATCTGCTGTAAAAATATCTTACGAAGAATTAAATAAGAAAACTGCAAATATGGTTAAAGGATCTTTAAATCTAGAAGCAAGCGATATATTATCAATGCAAGCAGGAGCAGCTAATGAGATTACAGGTATTGTAAGTTATGCTTTGATAGATCGTTCACAGGAAAATGGCTAAACAAAAATTTACACATTTTGTACCAAGAGAAAAACCTAAGAAACGGCCTAGAAGACATTGTAAAAATTTAAATAAAAAAAAGAAGTTGCAACATAATAAAAAATATAATAGACAAGGACGTAAACAATGA